AAGATAGGCTCAAGCTGACCACGAACACGAGGATCGATGCCAGCCAATGTGCCAGCAGCCTGTGCTTGTAGCTTTGCAATACGTGCTTCTGCTGGAACAGTACGATCTGCCGCTACAGCATTGGCCTTATATTCAAAGTCACGATAAACAGCATTCACATAGGCTTGGTCTGACGCAATATTGAAGGCATTTCGATAGGCAACAGACCCACCTTCTGGTGGAGTAGCGCGAGAATACGAACCGTCTTCGTTTTTAACAACAGTCGAACCAGCGATAGTTGCCGATTCCTTTTCAACGGCTTCCTGCTTTAGGATTTCTTTCTCGCCAATGTCGCCAATGACCTTACCAAGTGCAGTCAGGCCACTAAGTTCTGGTCCAGGCAACTGTGTCTTGAATTCACGCACAAGCCGATTGCTCGGCTGCGTCATGATCTCGCGCTTTTCTTCCTGAATGGCCATCTGTCTTTCAGCCTTTTAGTTAGGTTTTAACTCGTGTGGACGAGTATGTGTAATAGTTCTTTGCCGCACCAGCTGCTGAAGTGAACGCAGCATTTGTATAGGCAGCAGTTGATGTCATATCAGCCTTAGCACGAGCAAACTGGCCTTCAGCCTTGTTAACAGCAATCTGATCTGCAATACGGCCAATCTGTGTAGCCGATTGAAGTCGCAGTGAGGCAACATCTGAACGAAGCATAGCTTGATTTTGTGGCTCAACACCCTGCAAAAAGGAGCGGCTTTCGCCAACACCAGATCCAGCAATGTAGGCTTCATTAGCTGCACGCAGTTTTCGGCTTTGGTCACGGCGAGCATTCTCAGTCTCAAGAGCCTGAATGCGGGTGAGCTCGGCATCCTCTGCCAGCTGACGGTTCTGGATCTCAAGTTGATAATTGCGCCATGCTGCTTCCGACTCAGCAGCAGCGGATTGCTGAGAGGCAGATGCAAAACTACCAACGGTAGTAATCAGAGTTGAGGCAATAAGAGCTGAGACGCACATTAGATAGATACCTCCATAGCCATGCCTAGCAGACGAAGGGGCAATGGTTCAGATTGGTTAATGACCACCGTGGCATCACGGTTAAAGCCAAGCAAGAAGAACTCACGCTTGCCAGTAACAGCAGTCGGCTGTGTCGAGAAGTCATCATTGACCTGTCGCACAATCAGACGGTTGCCCTGGATACTGACAGCCAGAGTGTTATTCAGTGCCAAGATCACGCGAGCAATCCGCTTCGGACGACCAGAATAGTTACCCGACGGCAGCAGGATATTGGCTGGTAGCGTCTCAATCGTCACATCGTAGTTGAAGCCAACCGTGATAGCCGTGACTTCATCATTAAGGACAATCTGGCTTGAGCCATCACAGGCAAAGTCGCCAAGATAATAGTTGTTCGAGACAACCGAAACCGTCCGATTGGCATAGATCGAACTGATCGTCCATGTCTTGGTAGCCGAGCCAGATGTATAACTCTTGGCGCAGTCCAGCGTCAGATCGAGATCGTTCTTAGCCATCCGCTCAAGGTAGTAGGACGAGCCACGCAGGACCGAGAAGTAGAGACGGTTGCCAAGGGAGACTGACGAATCAAACTTTGCTGTGCCTGATGGGTGCTCTGTTTCCCACAACGACCATGCAGCCAGACGTTCAGATCGAGCTGAGTGAAAGCAAGCAATAGTCCCATCGTTATTGACGACCACGAGATATTGCTCTGGTCGATCCTCCGTTCCAAACAGAATATTCATATCAATTGGTGCGTCGATCAGATGATCAGCCAGCAGCGAGAGAGTAGGCGCACTATAGGCTTGTTCTGTATCAGTATACAGAAACTCTCTGATCGAACTCTTGGTAGCCTGAAGATAGACTGTAGCACCGTCAAATGGCAGAGGCGTTACATTGGACGAACCATAAGGCGTCTGACGAGCAATAGTGATATTGCCAGGCGTTACAGTTGATTGGGCATTACGAGGCACATAGAACTCGGATGTGGCCGTAAAGATCTGAAGGTGACGGTTCGACACAAGGTGAAGGACGGATGAGATGTCATCCGAACCAACCGAAACCTGGATCGATTCATTATCCAGACCTTCGCCTACGCTGAAGTTAAAGAACTCACCAATCTTGGAAGCCCAAAGACTATCTGGCTGTGAGTAAGATCCACCAAACCAAAGACGGCTTTCATGGAAGGTCACGCATCCAGGATAACCACGCACTGTCGAGAATGCTGGTTCATCCCAATTTCGGGTTGGAAGATTGTTACCAGTAAAGTGGGCGTTAGTACCACCACCATCAGTCGAATCATTGGCAGTACCACCAGCCGTGTAGGTATACACATTGTCATTTAGAACCGTAATAGTATGTGTTCCATTTAAATGTCCTTTTGTCAGACCAGCAAAGGCATTGACACCAGAAATAGTAATACTGGTTCCTGTAGTAAAGCCATGATTGACATGGGTTACCTCAACAACACCAGATCCATCTGAAGTTTTGATTGGATCAATATCATAATAGCCTTTAAGAGTACCCTTAACCGTACCCGTGGCAGTCGTTGAGTTGGTATAGGCGGTGATCTCAATCTCAATCCCAAACCAGCGAATACGAGTTCCTACATAGCCAGCCGTAAAGAAGGCCGAGCTAGTAGTAAGGGTGACACTTCCTGTCGTGCCAGATGCAGACAGAGTGATCGCATCATCAGCAAACTTATAATATGGCTGATAGATTAATTCCGCATTGACAGCCTGAGAGAAAGTGAATGCTGAACGGGTAAAGGTACTAGCAGATGTACGACGAATAACCTGTGTCGCCATCTCTGGAGAACAGATGATCATAACGTCAGCAGCCTGTGAGTAGGTCATGCTGAAGAGGATTGATGATGTCCAAGGGCAGCTAGTAATGCTCTGGATCAAAGTACCAGACGCCGAATAGATATCTAAACGTGTGTTGCCAAAGGCAAAGATATACTGCTCGGTGCTGGAGAACTCGAAGGGAATGAGGCGAGCGCGACCATTCAAGGTGGCCATGTGCTCAGTACCTGGACGACGAGAAACGCCACCTTGGTTCAGGATCGAGACATTGCGCAGCCGACGAGCACCATTGGCATAAGCGCCCGAATCATGGCGCATATCCATCAGGGGACCAATTTCTCCCGAGGAGAAGTTAGTTTGAACTAGCTTCATACCCATCGGTTAGTACCCTCTCGTCGTAGTCCGAACCTGATTAAAGCGTTGAACATTGAGACGCCGAGTAGTCTGGCTCTGGCTATCAATAGTACGGGCCATCGTCATATGGCGCAGGGCACGCTTCTCGAAGAGATCGGCCAGACCTTCTTGGGCAGCAACCGAATAGGCGAAGATCGAGGCAAGCTGATACTGGACGCCCGTTGTGAAGTAGGGAGGCCAGAGATCCTCTGTTGCACGGAATGTATAATCAGCGAAGACCAGATCTTCTGCTGTTGCATTGCAATAAACCATATCCTGATAACGGTCATAGGCGATGTTATCATCGGTAATGGTTACGCCATGGAGAACCAGCATGTCAGCCGGAAGCTGATAGGCTGCATCCCAACGAGCATCAGGTGATGCGGTCAGTCGGGAGAGCTGAACTTGGCCAGTGGCAAAGCGCCACCGATGGCGGGAGAGAAGATCACGAACCGTGTCTTCATACAGGTTCGCAGCTACCGTTGCCTCGGTGGTCCCATCATCGAAGGACGTAATGGGTTGAGCCCCGATCATAATCAGGGCACGAGCGCAGATATCAATATCGGTAGTGGACACAGCGATCCCTCATACTAAAGCGGGTGGAACCGTAGCCCCACCCGCATGATCAATCTCATGATTGAGACGTGATCGATTAGGTCCCATTCGTCGTTGTGACGGTTGCAGCGCCCGTAGCGGACGTGACAACCAGGACGTCAACTGTCGGCGTACCGCCAGTTGCACCCACGCAGAGGATGGTATCCCATTGACGGAGGTTCGAGGTCACATCATTGAAGTAACCAGAACCAGCGACAGTGCCAACGGCATCGGCCGAGGTGTAGTGCCACACCTGACGTGCGCCACCAGCAACCTTCACAAGATCAGCAGCAACAAGAGCCATGATTTATTACTCCTTGATCTGGACTTCGTACACGCCAGTGGTGTCGATCAGGACAGAGCCCTGGGACATCATAGCCGTGACAAGGTGAGCTGCCTTCTCAGGAACGTAGTTGACTTCAGTCGTCACGTCCTGACCCGAGGCCATACCAATGGCCGAACGGTGGTAGGCATAGCACTTACGGATCGTCGAAGAGATCGACAGGCCGGAGTGCGTCATCCACATGAAGCCGAGCCAACGCTTGGCAACCATGCCGCCCTTGTAGGGGAGGTCATCGGGGCCAACGAAGTCAGCGTCAGAGAATGCCGAGATGCCGAGCAGATCGACCCAACCAGCAGGGCTGATCACGAAGTAACGCTCGCCGTCATCCGGCACATCGTTCGTGCCGAAATATTCAAACACGGTATTGATCTTAGCCTGAGTAAGACCGTCCGTGCTCGACTCAGTGATCGTGTTCGATGTCGAATCAGCAGCCGTGAGGATGAGATCGTCCGACTTACGGCCAAGGCTGTAAGCAGCCGACGAAGCAACGATCTGACGCTCGTCGATGTTGATCTTCAGCTCGTCGAGCTTATCAACATAGTCAGAAGCGTAGTAGTCGCCGAGGGTGCATTCCACGTTCGTGTGATCGACGTTCATGACAGGAAGATTGCCATGACGGCTCTTCGTGGCAGCAACGCCTTTACCGACCTTCTGGAAGGTCGTGGACTTACCCTGAACCGAATTCTTGAAGCGAACCGTGTTAAGCAGCTTTGAGCCCTGGCGCTGATACGCCATGTGAACTTCGGACTCAAACTGCTTGATAAAAGCCTGGTCAATGGTGACAGCCATGATCGTGCCCTTTCAAAGTTTGATTGAACCTTAGGTGATAAGGTTATCCGAGAATCACTGGCTAACGAGTTATCCCTTGCGGGGCTCACCAGCTTTCCGGGCCTTGGCTATAGGTTTCTCTACCTATAGACTTTTTCACAATGGACTAATCTGCTTTACATACAGAGTACCACCGTTTTCAAACCCAAATCGCTTATAGAGTTTCCCGCCTACTTCATCATTGATGCCAGTAGTTACCCCGCAGCGGAGTTCCTGACAGCCTACGTCAGCCGCCCACTTGCTAAACTCTATTACTAGACGAACCGCAGCAGTAGAGCCGCGATGTTCTGGTACTACATATAGCGCAAGGTCAGCAGCGTATCGGCTATCGGCAAAGAAGTTATGGCCAGCAATGCCAACCATAAGGCCGATGATCTCATCATTGCGCTCGGCAACGAAGCACACATAGTCTTCATTGGTAAGGCACTGATGTGCTAGGAATCTAAGCCTATCTTCGCTAAACGGATGGACCCGATACACGCTTTCAGCGTGCATCAAGGCCCCAATCCGAATACACGCATCGAGATCTTGGATCTCTAAAGCGCGGACGTTCATTAGACCGTCCCGTATTTCTTCTTAAAGTGCGCCTCGATCTTGGCCACATAGGCTGGATCTCGGTCAGATGGATGCCAGTATCGACGATCCTGCATCATCTTCTGGACATCACGGTCCGTGACTTCCGGCGGTGGCTCGAACGCTGCGGATGATCCACCATCCTTCAGCATGTTCATAACCTTCTCCATAACCTTCACGCCGTTCGCAGTTGCACAAAGTTGCTCAACAGCCTGACGCTCGGTCTGGTCGAAGTTCTTATTTACCCACAGGCCGACAGCTTCAGTACGCGCAGCGGCATTGTCACCAAGCGCCTTGAACTCAGCCTCGTAGTTTGGGGCATCAGACATACGCGCTTCGATGTACTTCTGGATCCCCATCTTGAAGGTATCCTGATCGAAGCCGTTCTCAAAAGCAAAGTCAGACCACCACTTTGTCAGCGGGTGGCTAGCCATTGCTTGAATATCTGTACCCTCAATTTCAGGAAGCTCATATTTATCTGAAGCCTCAGGACGGCCAGCAATAGCTTCCGACGAAAGTTCGTCGATAATGCGAGCACGAAGGTCTTCTTCCTTGCTACCAAACTTGGTACGAAGTTCGCTATAGCTTTTTGCCAGGTTCTCATAATTCGGTTTACCTTCGACCCAGAAATTCTCGGGAAGCCAATCTGGTCTAGTTTCCTGATTAATGCCTTGGGTAACGGCATCGGTGATTTGATCATTGACAGCAGCCGTCTGCGTCTGGTCGCCTTGCGTACCAGATGAAATAAGTGAATCAGCCATTTTTTCCCCTTGAAATGCGCTGCTCAATAATACCTACGAGGTAGCGCATACCCTCGCGATGAAACAGTTCTGTCGAAGTCACGTTAGGACCGGACACTGCTTCAATAGTAATAGAGCGCAGATAACGCAAGACTTCAGCGCCAGCAGTTCCACTGAAGACGCCATTGAAGATCTTGTTTAGTTCTTGCTCTTTATCTGGAGGACGTGGGATTCCGTCAGGCCCCACCACCTGTAGGCGTTTGTCCACCATTTTGCATAGCTCCCTGGATCTGCGTCATCTGTGCGACCAGATCTGCACGTTCCTTATCAGAGCGTAACAGGCGTTCCGGCACACCAAACTTGTCAGCAAGATACTTGGAGGCATCTTCGCTCTTGACAAGAAGATTAACAAGCTGCGGCCCAAAGCGTGCTTGGACCAATTCAACAAACCTATCGAACACAACAATGTCCTGCTGCGCCTGTGCTTGGGCAAGAGGACTTGTCGAACGAACCTTAACTTCACGACCATTGACGGTTGGAAGGTTAATGCGACCCTGCTTCTTCAGGATGTATACCACACGACGAAGGACAGGATTAACAAACTCAGAAGACAGGCGGCCAAAGGCAGCTCCAATCTGGCGGGACAGGTCAGCCATGCGCTGCGCCACTTCAGTCGCGCTCATAGGTGTCTTGTCTGGGTTACCAAGCATATCGTTATAGAGAGCCTTGCGGATATTCATACGCATATCGTTAAGGATCAACTGGCTTACATTGAAGTCGCCAGCGGGAGCAATGGCTCGCAAACCATTGGACCCTGGCGCAACAGGAACAATCGGACCCGGCAAGATTTGAACGGTATCGGGATTAACCACGCCGTCATCTTCCATCGTATAGAAACCAGAGATTGCCATCTGAGCATTCTCAAGCGTCATTTGTACGACAAGATTACAGGTCTTGATCGCTGGCATGGCGTTCATCAATGGGCCACGGCCATAGACTTCACCAGCAGCCTTCGACCAGCGGAAGGCAATATACTGACCAGAACCAACTCCAGAGAACTTCTCTTTGAAGTAGATGTCCTTAGTCTTGGGATCGAACACTACTCTCTGGTGCTCTTCATCGAGAGAACCATAGATGCGATATGTGCAATCAACGAGAGTAATATGCTCATCTTTTCCGGTATCCAGTTTGCGCTGGAGATCCGCAGGGATCTTGGCCTTCGGATAGGCTACCGTGATATTGGATGCGCGGAGTGAACGCTCACGGAAGATGTGGTCGATCTTGTCATCCGGTCCGGTATCAAGAAAGAGCTGGCTCAAAGGGACGGCTGTGAAGATCACAGGATTGAGGGCGTCACCTTCTGTGACCTGGATGCATCCTGTGCCAACGGCCAGATCAAGGAAAGCCTCGTGGGTTTCTTGAGCAAAGTTGGAGTTCTGGATAATCTCAAAGATGTAGTTCGTGACCTCTTCGAGGGCCTTGTCTACTTCCGACTTCTGGTCAGCAGGGATTTCAGAGCCAGCGATGAGTTCGGCCCAACGTGCAAAGTTAGGCGTCAGACCTGACTGAAGGCGGGACGCAAACTCTTGCACCCCGACTACAGCCGTTTCATCAAAGATCTTATCAGTACGAACCTGTGCCTGAGACTGAGCATAGAGGCTCTCGCGCTGCGGCATAGAATATTCGTAGCATTCCTCAAACTTAGGAAGCCACATATCCTTAATGCTTTTGGCACGCCGAAAACGGTTCGAGAGGATCTCGGCCTCGTTGCCCGTGGTATCAGGTAGCGGTTCGTTGATAATCATTTTAGCCTAACAGCCCACGGCCAAAGCCGCCGCCGCCTTTACTGCCAGAGATCAGGGAGCGGAAGCCAGCCATGCCACCAGTACGAACAACCTGTTCCTGGAGACGGCGCTGCTTATCTTCTGAACGCTGAGACTGAGCGGCCTGAAGCTGTGCTTCACGCTGTTCGGCAATCGCCGGATCTGGTTCTGGAACCTTCGGCGGGGGAGGTGCTGATCCACACATGATATTCTCCTTTATCCTGCGACACTTGCAAATGTGCAGTCACATTTACAATGGACCGAACCTGACGCGAGGCTGTCTTTTCGGCATAGCATTCCTAGTGAATACATCAAAGTCGCGTCTAGCCACAACTGGTCTGGCGTTCTGTCCAGTATTAGTCAAGGCTCGACCTTCACCACCACCGATCAGCGCATATTGCAGCGCGTCATGTACGTGCGAGAACTTATTCTTGTCTGGCTTCTCTTCATATCGGTCAGTCCCAGAGACTTGAAGACGTCGATATTGATAGCCGCCACGGAAACCTTTCAGGAGATTGACGCACTTCTGGTCAATCAAGAAAGCTGCTTGGCCATCGATGAGACGGTTTAATGC